GCTTCCGGGAAACTTCATTCGCTTTCCAAAGCAGGTTTTAGAGACTCAGTCTGCTGGTTTGTCACACTCACCTATGTCGGTGTAAGGGATTGGAAAGCTAACCATATGTCTAAGGCTCTTCTGACGTACAGGCACTGGTGCAAATCACTGTCTATACCTTGCAAATACACATGGGTTGCAGAATTGCAGTCACGCGGCGCTGTGCATTACCACCTGCTTTGCTGGCTCCCTGTGGGTGTTTCCATGCCATTCTGGGACAAACTTACTCGCACTACAAAAGGTGCTTATCGCGAAGCATTCTGGCCCCACGGCATGACAAACACGCAAAAGTGTACATCGGGCGTGGGCTACTTAATGAAATACCTTTCAAAACTGGGCGAATTAACAGTATTCCCGAAAGGCTTGCGGCTCTACGGAATAGGCGGACTGGATGAACAAGCCCGAATGTGCCGCTCCTGGTTCAATTTGCCAACTTGGGCAAAAAGTGAATATGGGGTGGGTGAGTTACTCAAGAAGCCATGTGGTTTTGTGGTGCGAGCTACAGGGGAGATTCTTGCCCCCGCCTTTGCAATTACACAAAAATGCCGCGAATACATGGATTTGCAGCCCACTCGCGAGATACCTGAAAAGTGGTGGTCAGGTGTTTACAGCACATACCCCAAAGCATACTGATATTGATTGAAATGAAAAACAGATTAATTATCTCGGCTTTGAGTATTATTTTGCTCGCTGCTTGCGCATCAGATACTCGTCCCTGCAAGCATTTTGCTGGATATGATAATTGTGCCTGGACTGATTTACAACGAAAAAGGAGTTTTTGAAATGGACTGGACGAGTATCCCCCATTTGTTACAGGCCATCCTTGTTTCTATTTGCGTTTTTATGTTTGTACTCGGTTTTAACTCGGGCCGCGTAATATGAATATTATTATCAGCGCTGAAACAGTAAGTCATATCTTCGCAAGTTTGTTTGGCTGCTGGGCCCTTGGCTATGGTGTTGGAAACGCTGTTGCATGGGTGCGAAAAATAAAAGATGTTGTTTAAGTATTCGCCATTTTTCTGGCAAATTCGCGCCGGCGATTTCCGGCATCTTCCTATATTGGATAAATCATGCATAGTGCTCTGAAAAGTTTTTCAAAACTTAATTCCGTTTTTTCGTCTAACAAAGCAAAAATTGCTTTGTTTTGCTCTTTGACATATCTGAGCATTGGTTCCGCTGTTGCACAGGTAGCTGCGTCAAATAGCGCATTTGATTTGGCGTTAAACCGTGCTGAAGATGCTGTTGAATCCTATGGCCCTGCTTTGGTTGGTCTTGCTGCCGTCGGTGTTGTATTTATGATTGCAATTAAGTACGTGAAGAAAATTCCCGGCTCTTCTTAAATCGGCCTGCGCAATATTAACTGAATATAATGCGCGTCTAATATTAAAACCAAAGGGCTGTGTATAACGGCCCTTTTTTTATAATTAAGCGGAATGAAAAATGCTTAGAAGAATACTCTGTTTTATACTTGCTGCGTCAACTCTTTTCAGCTATACAAGCCACGTTCATGCTGCATATTCCAGCCTCGTCCCCCCTACTGGTTGGGAATCTGCGCGGGAACTCACGGAGCGCGCATTATTCCGCGCCGGCGCAAGCCCGACTTCCGTATCAATGCACCTGGGACGCTTAACTGCAAGTGCAGTATCAACAACGACCGTCGCTGGTGCCTCCGTCGCTGTTCCTGTGACCATGCGCTATGCATCTAACGCCGCCGAATTTGCAGCAAAAAGATTATTTTTGCCAGCGGTATTATTGAGTTTGACTGGTTCCGCTTTGGTTGGTGTAAAAGAATGGGGCGAAACAGCAGGACTTAAATTAATAACTGACCCGGCAACCCGCGAAAAGCGATGGGAAAATCTAGTTCAAGCATCTGGCCCTGCAAGCCTTCCTGTTGGCGTTACCTATTCCATCAATGACCTTTATTCTCCTCGAAGCCTTACACCCAGCGCAGTTTGTCCCGAATGGGAAGCTAGAGTTATTCCAGACTTTGGCATTTTGTCTCTCCACCCCGTTTTTGTCCCTCAACCCGGTCGTTTTGGAGATTGCCGCGTCACATTCAGAACAATTGGCGAACCCAACATAGTAAAAAATTACGGCACTTATTCAATTCAACAAAACCCGTTTTCTTGCCCCACTGGTTATATTCAGACAGCTAACCGATGTGCATTGCAAGACCCAAATACTCGACCCGGATTCGTGCCAGAAGATGAGTTTTTGCAGCGCATAAAAATTCAGCCGATGCCAATCGGGCTTCCGCAAAAACTGCCCTTCGGCTTGCCTGTAGAAGACCCGATTATGAATCCGTCCACGACTGGCCAGCCACGTCCAGTCTGGATACCCACTGGCGAACCGTATCTAGAGCCAAAAGTCAGTCCGACCGACCCTGATGTTTGGGTTCAGCCGGGCGTACAGGTGACAACAGCGCCTACTGTGTCAAACCCTTGGCGCGTAGATTCTGTGCAAAAACCAAGAAAGTCAACGACTCCATCATCACAGCGCGACCCTCTTTTTGACCCTCTTGCACCCAGCGCTACAGCCTTGCCCTCTGGCCCAAGAAAACCAAAAGAAGAAGATGCTGAGGAAGTCGGCTGCGGTTTGCCGACAACCCCACCTTGCAAAATCGACGAGCAAGGTACTCCAGAAAATCCCAAACTTGACGAATCAAAAAAGCCCGAAGATATAACAAAATCGTTGAAAGATTTTGCCGAAGACCCGCTTGAAAAGCTCCCAGACCTCCCGCTAATGAATTGGTCTTTCCGTCTGCCGACCGGCTGCAGCGCGATACAACTGCCAGTTTTTGCGCCATACCTCACATCAGTGGACGTTTGCCCGTTTACGCCGGTTTTTCACGATGTTATGACCATCGTTTGGATTATGGGCGGCATTTTTGGAGCAATAAGCATTTTTTGGCGAAACGTATTCGCCCCCTAGACTGATTGCAGTGACTGCGAATTTTCTGAATTTCTTAAAAAAGAGCCGTGGGGGTACCGGCGCAAGCCGGGGGGGCGGCTACAGCCCCTCTCAGGGCTTGTCCACAGGCGCACTTTGTTTGGTATTTATCCGCTTTACGTACTGTGGTCAAGTCCGCATCAGGTGCATGGCACTTCAAAGCCCATCGAATAGTAAATGAGCGTGAAGGATTGAAACCCAACGGGATGAGACATGTACTCATGGCTCAGTCGCGAAGCGATGAAAGCCTGGTTGCGCAGCAACACGCCCTGGATTAAAGCAAGATTGTTCCACGTGAAACATTAAAACCAGATTATCAACAAAAGGAAAGAAAATGCCCATATTCGCAGAATTACTAGAAGGATTATTAACATCAATATACAAGCTAATCGCCGGACTAGTTGGAGAAAAATCAGCAATTAGTCTGTTAGCAGTGACCACAATTGGAAGTTTATACGTCGCTTCAGTTGTCGCTTTTAGCTCTATGATAAGTCCATGGTTATCATCAGTTTTTGATTCGCAGTATGGGCAATTACTGGGATTATTATTTCCTCCGGTTTCCGGGACTATACTTGCAAGCCTTGCAACATACTGGACATTAATAATAAGTTACCGCTACGCTTCATCAATGACCAAACTTACAATGAGTTAATATTATGTCAGTATATTCCGTCGAGGGAAAGTTGGGAACCGGCAAAACCAAATTTGCAGTAATGCAAGCTCAAAAAGCATTATTATCAAACAGGCGCGTCGCGAGCAATGTTGATTTGAAAACAAACCTGCTGACACCGTATAAAAGAAGTCACTTTGTACGGATACCAGATAAGCCGCTTGCCTCTGATTTGGAGAATATTGGACACGGAAACCCAGGCACGTATAACGAGGATATGAACGGGGTGCTTATACTCGATGAGTTAGGCACTTGGCTAAATTCGAGAAGTTTTCAAGACCCGCAGCGTATGCCAGTCATTGACTGGTTGATTCATGCTCGGAAACACGGCTGGGATGTTTATCTGATAGTGCAAGACGCGGGCATGATAGACAAGCAAGTTCGAGAAGCGCTGATTGAATACCAGTGCCGGTGCATGAATCTAAGCAAAATCAGAGTACCGATAATCGGTAATTTGCTCGGCTTAATCAGCCCTGCTTGGGGATATTTGCCAAAGGTTCACACCGTGACCGCCAGAACTGGATACGGTCAAAATGCAATTGTGGCTGAAAAATGGATGTATCGCGGTACCGATTTGCATGCAGCTTTTGACACTCGTCAGATTTTTACAAATGCCAGGAATTTCGGTGTCCACTCAGTCTTGCCGCCATGGGATTGGCATCCGAAACCGCTGCCATTTGCATTTGCAAAAAAAATTATCAGCGGTATTTTTAAGCCAACCCCCACACTTCGACCCCGGCCACAACTATCAAAAAAACCGCAAATAATGCAGGCTATTCAAAAACTTCCCGCCGACAGGCGCATACCGTTTATCAAAAAAACTCGTTTTTACCTCACTGAGTGACCTATGCCATTAGATACCCGCGATTACTACAGAGACCGCTTGCGCAGTCGAACTAAATACGTAGAGCGCTCTGACTTCCGGGTTTCGCTCGGACATTACAAGCCAAAAGCCAAATACCCGCTTTCAAAAATCATTTTTAAATCTGCGGTTGTTTTGATTGCCGCTTTTGTTATTCTGAATCTTTTCTTTCATTTTGCCGTTGTTTATCTCGCAGCATAAATCAAAAATAAAGTCAAGTCTTTTTTACAAATATATTTTGTTAAAGATTAACAACGCTATTTTTCAAACTTTTTCTTTTTTGCAGCGCATTAGAAAAGTCTAAAGCTAATTCTAGTTTAGTTAAAAGCGGGCTTTTCCTCTCGCCCTCTAGTGCAGCTATCGCAATCCACGTCAGTGGGTCTGCTCCTAAATCAATAGCAAGGTTCCCAGCAAGCGCCGGGCTTATCCTGCCTTTCATCTTTGCAGTCGCTATCGTTGACCTGTTGGTTTTTAGCTGCCTCGCAAGTTCCGACGCGCTCCTTGTTTCCAGCGCTTCGTCTAGTAATTCAATGCTCTTTGTCATCTGAAAACACCTTTTTTCTATAAAAATAATCCCCTACTTTTAATAAGTTTATTTACATAACTGTCAAACCCTGAGAACATCTGCCTTGTTCGTACAGTCCGAACAATTCCACTAATCAGCCCGAAAGCACCCACCATGATTCAAATTACCGTCACCGCCGCGCCCATCAAAGAACTCAAGGGCACTGGTAAAGCAAGCGGCAAGCCATATCACATGCGCATCCAAACCGCCTACGCGTATACCGTTGACAAAGACGGTAATTTGCCAGATTTTCCTGACAAATTTGAAATTTCTCTCGGCGAGGGTCAGCCGCCATACGAAAAAGGCATTTACACCCTTTCGCCATCCAGCATCTATATCTCGCGCGAAGGTCGGCTTGAAACAAAGCCTGTACTTGTCCTGCTTAAGCAAAAAAGCTAAAGCCGACAAACTAATAACTCAGGTGACGCATTATGAAGCAGTCAGACCAAAAAACATTCTTCGACCCTGAGGGCGAAGACCTCGCGCCTTTTGTTGAGTTGCATCTCTCGAAAGCTAAACGCTATTTCGCGAAAGCCGATGAACTTTTTGCCTCTGGATTTTTTCAGTCAGCTTTGGCGTTTCAAAAGTTGGCTATGGACCATCAGCAGCTTGCGATTGACCATGAGACCGCGCTACTTCTCGAGTCCAACGCTGGGCTGTTCAGTTGATGGAAGTCCCGTCCGGCCTGCCGGGGACGCGCCAGCGGCCCCAGAGGGGCGGGCGTGGGGCTTGTCTCAATTAAAACAAAAATTACTTGCATAAAAAATCATGTTTGTGTCTTTTTCAAAATCCGCCGTTGCTGTCAGACGTGTTAAGCGCCTTAAATGCTCGGTTTGG